AAGATGATTTTAGAATCGAAGGATTCAATATGAAAAATTGTATGTCTAAACAATTTGCACACGGAGTCGTTTATATATTCGCATCATTACAACACAAAAGAAAAAGAATTAATTTACAATACAGAAAGGGTAATCTAATACAGTCCTACGGTAAAGCTAACACTCCTGTTATTGAAGTATTTGAAGAAGCGACTAATATCTTAACCTCAAGGTTCAAGAAATATCCAACGATAGAATGGAAAAAAGACAAATATGATTTCATAACTTATTGATAATCAATGTATTTTTTTTATAAAATTTTTTTTGGTATATTCTAATTAATACCTATCTTTGATGTGAACTAAATTAAATCAAATGAAATATCTATCAGTTTGTAGTGGTATTGAATCCGCTACAGTTGCGTGGGAACCACTTGGTTGGGAATGTGTTGGTCTATGTGACTTCGCATCGTTTCCACAAAAAGTATTATCCCATCATTACCCAAACACAACATTATTTACTGACATTACTAAACTAACCCAACATGAAAAGTACAAAAAAATTAAATTCGACTTATTGGTCGGCGGAACGCCTTGTCAATCTTTTTCCGATGCAGGACTCAACAAAGGAATGGATGACATCCGTGGTAGAATCTCCCTTGAATATGCAAGAATTCTTAAAGAAAAACGACCAAGATGGTTCATTTGGGAAAATGTCGAAGGGGTTTTTAAAAAGCAACACAAAAAAGCTTTATGTGAAATCATCTCCTCTTTCATTGGTGTTGACTTCAAACCAGAAAGTCTCGACAAACAAGGGATTATCCAAGGAGAAGAATACTCAATCGCTTATAGGGTTCTCGACAGCCAATACTTCGGAGTTCCCCAACGACGCAAAAGAATCTACATTGTTGGATATCGTGGAAAAAACTGGAAAATCCCATTCTCAGTATTATTTGAACAAGGATGTTTTGAAAGCGTTAAAGAAAAGAATAAAAGTAAGAGGGATGAGTACACCAAAAATATTCTCGGAGAAATTAAACTCGCTGGTACGATAACAAAATCATACGGTCAAACTCAAACAGATGGTATGGGTCCAGTATCAACATCCAATTTTTGGGTTGATGACAATGGTATAAGATGTTTTACCGAAAGAGAATTAGAAAGATTACAGGGGTTCCCTGATGGGTATTTGGATTTTGAAGTTGACGGTAAGAAACCTGGTTATTCTGCGGTAAAAGGTGCACTCGGTAATTCAATGACTGTCAACGTAATGTATTGGATTGGACAGAGAATTAATTTTATTGACAATTATATTGAATCCAAAAAGATTTTGAAATCCAAGAAAAATTAATTATATTATACTATGCAAGAAAAAGAATCAAAAACAAATAGTCATTTTTGGATTAGTATCATAAAGTCCATCATAAGATTTGGAGCATGTTATTTCCTATTTAATGGTGATATTAAAAGTTCTGCGTTGTTATTTGTGTTTGCGGAAGGTTTAGGGATTGCCGAAGAAATTCTTTAATTATGAATCATTATTTAACCCAAGCATTCGTAAAAAAATTAAAAGATGAAAACAACAGAAAGACCAACCAACAACTTCGACACGATAGTGTTCAAAGAACTGAACTTCCAACCACATCCTGCGGGAATGGGACAACAATGTATAGTTCAGTTTCCAAATGGTTACGGGGCGAGCATCGTTAAAGGACCACATACATATGGCGGTTCACAAGGGTTATATGAATTGGCTGTCTTCGGTAAAGATGGTGGGATAACATATGATACACCTATCACCGACGATGTACTTGGTTACCTTTCGGAAGAAGATGTGGAAAAAACATTGACTGACATTAAAAATTTAGACTAATGACTACTGAAACTAAATTTAGGGTAGGATTAACAATGACATTATTAGGGTTGGTTATAATGACATTTGAATATTTTGAGAAAGATAGAGTTTATCAAGAACTCATAGTATCATCATCAAAACAAATTGATAGTTTGAAAGAAGAAATAGAATTTAAAGACAATCAAATTGGATTACGTGATATGATAATTGAGGAAGTAAAAATAAAAAATCCATTAATGATAGATGATATTTTAAAAAATACTGAAGGGTTAACATATGAAAAATAAAGACACAGAAATTAACTTAGGTAGTGGTAATAATATGGAAATGAAGTCGTCTAGAATGGTAACAACTTATCAAGTACTTTATTTAACAACACCCGAAGATGGTACCATACCTATGACAATTAAAATTGAGGCCGATTTTGATACGATTCCTGAAGAATACCAAGAGGTGTTTATGAATATGATATCTGTAAAATATTTGGATAGGGTTTCATTTGGTGATAACCCATTCTCACAATGTTTACCAGCACCTAAAAGAAAATGGTACCAATTTTGGAAAGCAAAACTTTAAGTATATGATCTATTTTATAATTGGTATTGTTGGAACAATACTTTGGATGGCATTTGAAATGTGGAGAGCTCCTATGATGGATGATAACGGTAGAATCACTAAACCAGGTAATAAATTATCAGATTTATTTAAAAAGAAAAGATGATATTTATCATATAAACAACTAATATGGCGTATTCAGAAAAAGTTTTAGATCATTATTCCAATCCACAAAATGTAGGGACATTAGATAAGTCTAAATCAAACGTAGGTACTGGTTTGGTTGGTGCACCTGAGTGTGGTGATGTGATGAGATTACAAATTGAAGTGATAGATAATATCATAGTTGACGCTAAATTCAAAACCTTCGGATGTGGTTCAGCAATCGCTTCATCATCTGTTGCAACTGAATGGTTGAAAGGTAAAAGTTTAGATGAAGCGGTTACAATTGATAATATGGATTTGGTGGAAGAATTAAATCTACCTCCAGTTAAGATTCACTGTTCTGTTTTAGCGGAAGACGCTATTAAATCAGCAATAAATGATTACCGTGTTAAGAACGGTATGGATGAAATAATATTTGAACATTAAATGGTTACAGTTTCAGAAAAGGCACTTGAACATGTTATTGAGTTAATGATGGAAGAGGGAATAACTCCCGATACCCATTATCTTCGTGTTGGAGTTAAAGGAGGCGGTTGTAGTGGATTATCTTACGCAATGGATTTTGATGATACAGTAACGGACATGGATGAAGTTGTTGATTTAAAGGTATTAAAAGTGATTATAGATAAAAAATCAGTTCTATATCTATATGGTACTGAATTAGATTATTCCGATGGATTAAACGGAAAAGGATTCAATTGGGTCAATCCCCAAGCGAGCCGCACTTGTGGATGTGGTGAAAGTTTTGCTCTCTAATTTTTTTTTCTCATTTATTTTTATTATATTATACCTATGAAGGTATTAGAATTATTTGCGGGAAGTCGTTCAGTAGGTAAAATTGCCGAAAAACTTGGTATGGAAGTTTTCTCTTCCGACCTAATTGACTTTGAAGGTATTAACTATGTGGTTAGTATATTAGATTTTGATTATAAGAAAGTTCCATTCAAACCAGACGTCATTTGGGCTTCACCACCTTGTACTGGGTTTAGTGTTGCCGCAATTGGACATCATTGGACTGGTGGTAAAGGGGCATATATCCCTAACACCGATACTGCTCGATTAGGTATAGAACTTGTAAAGAAAACATTAGAGATTATTGACCATTATAAACCTCAATATTGGTTTATGGAAAATCCACGAGGATTACTTCGTAAAATGGATTTGGTTCAAAATTTGAAACGCCAAACGGTTACCTATTGTCAATATGGTGACGAACGTATGAAACCAACTGACATATGGACTAACAGTGATGTGTGGGTTCCTCGTAAGATGTGTAAGAATGGTGACCCTTGTCACGTTGCGGCACCAAGAGGATCAAGAACTGGTACACAAGGTAGAGCAAATGCATATGAAAGAAGTAAGATACCTGAAGACCTATGTTACGAGATATTAAAAAGTTGTTTGTAAATAAAATATAAAATTATGGAAATATTAATCATTTTAGGATTTGTTGTTTTTGCGGTGTTCGCAGTGTTTGGTACAATAAACATGTTAAGACAAATTAATAAAATACCAAATGAAAAAGATTAAACATCCTTTAGTTAAAGGTGTAGTTAAAGAAATTGTACCACGAATATATTGTGCAACAGTTGATGATGATTACGATAGAGCAATGTTATTCTGTCGATATCAAGAGTTCTACGAATCACCATATAAGAAGTTCAGAGGTAAACCATTTACTTGGATGGAGTATATGAGATTTTATAAGACGGCTTGGAAGAAAAGAACATTCACATACCCCGATGATTGGGCAGGATATAATATCCCAAGTAATGTTATGCAGAGAGCCAATCATATATTCTGTAAAGACACGGAGTATGATCAAATTATGAATGACATTTATTTTTATTGTGCAATTGATTCACAAAATAAAAATAATGGAACAAGATGTGATTGGTATTTGATTGGTGCAAGTTCAAAAGATAAAGGAACTATGAATCATGAAATTGCACACGGTTTATATTTTACCAACAAAGAATATAAGAAAAAAGTAAACGAACTTATCAAAAATATTAAACTAACACATTACGATAAGTTGAAGAAGAAACTTATTAAGATGGGGTATGTTGACGATAAGAAGATTATTGATGATGAAATCCAAGCGTTCATGTCCACGGGATTGTATAATGGTATGGAAACTAAAGAATTAAAAGTGTATGAAAAGGAATTTAAAAGCAATTTTAAAAAATTTACATAACATTGTTGGGTGGTGAAATTGGCAGACACAGCGCCTCGTCTCGGTGCCGCGGACAAAGAAATAGAAAAGTGATAATTGGGGTTGACCACCAAAGCTAGCTAGCGACTTGTTACTTTCCGAATCTCCGTTTGAAGGTCCGACTCCTTCCCCAACAGCTTTAAATTATCAAATATGATCAAATTAAGGGATAAATTGAGAAATGTTTAAATAATTAAATTATTAAATATTGATTATTTAAACAAATTATGTATATTTATAACTAATAACAAGGGATTTAAAACCCCCAAGGATTCAACAAATCCATAGCTTAGACACTTTACATTTGCTATTATCAATTAAAAATGGCAAATTATGAGAACAGTACTCGTAGGTTCGGATTTTACATTCAATAAATTGGGTAATTTAGTCCCAATAGAAATAAACACTAACGTAGGTTGGCACAAATCTAAATTGGAAGATGATTTAGATTCTATAGATTTAACAGGTTTATCTGAATTTATAATCTCAAACGGATTTACGAAGGTTGTTTATGTCGGTGGAATGGCTAAAATATTACAAACCGTTAAATTAATGGTTGAATCCCTTAATATAGAATTTCAAGGTGAATACACATCAGTATCGGCAATTTCAATACCAATTATTGAAGATAACGACACAACACTTATAATTAGAAGTGCTTACGACGCGACCGCAATTGTTGATGACATATATTGTAGAGATAAAATTGGATTCCTTAATTTAATTAAATACGAAACGTTTGGTTCACAATTTGCATATAAAAATGAATTAGGTAATTTAGTAAATAATATTAGTACAATAAATGACAATGGAGAACATCCTAATTTTATATTAAAGAGTATTTTACCTGGATATAATAAATCAGAATATCCTAAGTTATTTAGAGTAACAACATTAGAAGAATTGAATATTGTTTTAACAAATGTAGATGAAACATATTTTTTAATGGAATATCACTATAATGAAGAATATCTTTACAATAATTCTCAGGTTAAAATTTATAGAGGATTAAATTTATTAGTTCCTCCGGCACTTGAAAGTATTTCATTAGGTGGATATACACTACTATCTAATGAATTATTATCGGATTCCATAACCACAATCGATTTGGAAACGTTTGAAGTATCTCCTTTATATAGAGGAAAATATATTGTATTTGAACATGCAATTCAACAACCAAAATTATTAGATACAGATTTAGTTCAATTATCGGACGGAACATTTAAATCTGCATTAGAATTACAAATTGGAGATTTACTAAAAACAATTGATGTACCAAATCCAAATAATATTGACTTATCTCTTGAGACGGCGGATTTTGGAATAGGATATGAAGAATTATTATCTAATACCGTCTATTCAACAAACAGAGTAATTGGTAAAAAACGAGTTAATACACCAACATTAAATTCAATTTTAACATTCTCCGATGGTACGACATGGGAAGACATAACATCTTCATTTTATTTAATAAATAGAAATAACAATATTCGATTTGTTAAATTAAGCTATAATGAAAAAATGTATAATGAATATAATATTCAAATAGGAGATAATATTATTTTAATCGACACATCTAATGATGTTTTAAGTTTTGTATCAAAAGAAGTGGTTAGTATAACTAAAAATAATACACATTTTAGTGGTTGGTTATTAGATGTAGAAAGGAGACACTTATTTTTAACAAAAACAGAATCCACCGGTAATGAATCATTCGTTTCAATTGAACATAATGTGGAAAGTTGTCTTAGTAGTGGTTGTATGGATGCTTCATTTTTTTGTAATCAAGGAAATGATTGTTCTAAAAATTGTTATTGTGTATCCCAAACTGGAACCTTTGACCAACCATGTGCTGGTGGTACCAATTACGAAACAGGAGGTGGAGGTGCGTCGTGTATTTGTACGGATACCTGTCTAAACTAAAAAATATAAAAATAAAAGAAATGACAACAATAGAAAAACAAACGATTAATACAATAATGACTCAGATTGGTTCATTAATTGTGTTGGAAAATTCTTAATAAACAAAAATAAGTTATATGAATTTTAAGACAATAATTCAATCTTGGATTGCCGCTGCGAATCCAACAGAAGAACAAAAAACGATAGCCGAAAAACGGTATAGTATTTGTGATATGTGTCCATCTAAAAAAACAATTACGAGTAAATTAGAAATTGGGGTTGTATGTGATGAATGTGGTTGCCCAATTAATAAAAAAATATTTTCACCAAATTTCAATGAGTGTCCATTAAGAAAATGGGAAAAGGTAGATGATTTGTATTTCCCAAATAGAAAGGTTAATAAAACCTTATATTAGATAAACTACAATAATTGTATATTTTAAATATTTTTTATATATTTGTCTTAAAATAAGTTTAACAATGATTAGTTATTTAGTTGGAATCGGTTGTAGTTTCGCATTTGCAGCAATAGTTGCGTTCTTTTGGGTTAGAGGTATTGACCATATGAAGGAAAACCACCCCAATTATAAGGGAGGAGACTTGTTTGGTGAATTTGACGATGAAGATGAGAAACATATAGGATAAAACGATAATTTGGGATATTTATAATCGTATGAAGAAAAGAACTTTACAAGAAGAAATTAATAGAATACATACCATAACATACGGTAAAAAGGTTTTATTTGAAGATGATTTATTAGATAAACTTTTAAAAGGTGACCCTTCAGCAAATCCAGTATCTAAAATAGACGACCCTACCAAAGCAGATTTAGTTTCTAATGACGTTCAAGATTTTTATAATACCATCCAAAAATCGATAGAAAGTGGAGGATTAAAACAACAAAGTTTAGGTTCAATGACTTATCAAAAGGAAGTTGAATCGATGCAAATAGGTTTAATGTTACTTGGTTACAGTTTACCAAAACATGGTGTTGACGGTTTATTTGGACCTGAAACGTCTGCTGCAGTATTAAAATTTACTAAAGATAACCAAATTCAACCAATTAATGAGTCAAAAATCGATATAAAAGGTTTAACGGAAGCCCTATTAGATTCACCATTAAGTTCAACATCAATCAATTCTAATTTTGGTCAAAGGGGTACAGGTAACCATCCTGGTGTCGACTTGGCTGCAACATCAAATACTGATGTTAAATCACCTGCAAGTGGTAAAGTTATTGATGCGGCAATAAGAAATGATGCGTGTGGTGGAACATTATTCATTGATCATGGTAATGGGTTCAAGAGTAGATTTTGTCATTTGAAAGAACTATTAGTTCAAAACGGAGACAGTGTTACTCAGGGTCAACTTGTTGCTAGAAGTGGAGGTGATCAAACGGCGGAAGAAGGTAGAGGACGTTCGAATGGGGCTCATTTACACTTTGAACTTTACAAAGACGGTCAGTTAGTTAATCCAATTGATTATATCGATAATGACGGTATCAAATCAACA